GTCCCTACCACCTCAAATGAGGTATACGGAACTGGGCTGTTAGACCCAAGTCCCGAAGTTGTACCACTGGTCGAAAGATACAAGAACCTTGTTCTTTCGGTATTTTACACGGCTCTTTATTGGCACAAGGTTACCCGCTGCTTTGGGAAAAGCAGACGGACCTTGGAACTTAACGCCAATGGTTGATGTAGTTATAGCTCTGATACGATCTAGAACTAGACCGTATCCATCGAATGGTAGCTTTGCAGCTACCGTGACTAAGCAGGGTACAGAGTAACCGAGTTGAGGCTTGACCGAAGGTCTAGCTTCATCAAGGTTACACCAATAACCTGCCGTCCCTAGGTGACGAGGTACTAGGAATCTAAATGCGCGAGGAGTCAATTCTCGCAAATAGATCACTAGAGCTCGAAACCTGGTGTCGAGTGCCATACCGGCATTACACCGGTTGGCATAGTCCATAATGTTATTATGGAAGAGATATAAATCCCAGACTTTCTGAACCTTACGGCGAAGAAAGAATGGTTTGACACCAACCCCACGGAAATAGTGCTCACCACAAGATTCGAAGTAATTACCTGAAGAGAAACTCTTCTTGGTATTCACAACGAATCCCAGGGCAGCTACTAAATCATGGAAAGAAGGTAGCCTATGAGCAGGTAAAATAACATCATCTCCGAAAACAGAGATTTTGTCGTATTCATCTGCTGAGCAACACGCCCAAGCGCAAGAGTAAAATATTAAACTCTCTAGCTCAAACGTGAACCCATTGCCCATAGAAGAAAACTTCTCATAAAGAAGTTTTCGACCATCAAGGTTACCGCAGTGTGATCTGAAGAGCTCCATAGCTGTAAACCAGCGAGGAGGCAACAAGAGTTCACAGACTTTACGAGAGATAGTATCACTCGCAGAGCTGAAGTCAACAGTAGCGAGATGTTGACTAAAGGACTCTCTAGCTAAGTTCTGGTTAGGAACTTGGCTATTCAGATTACAGCCGTAACGAAGAAGACGTCTACGGATCATTTGCCCTAAACCCTTTTGAAACCAAAGGTTCCATCCGGGTTCAATGGCTATAACACGGTCCGTTTTCGAGTTCTTCGGAACAGTGGTTACGACGTTACCCCCTTCGATAGTGGGTGAGATCTTGCTAAGTATCTCATTCCACCAACTAGGGTAGGCCTCGTTAAGAAAAGGCCAAATAACGTCGAAAACTTGTTGCGTCATACCAGTTTCTAACTGGTACTTATTAGGTGTCACAGATGTATCACCCTTTAACAGGGTGGAGACACCTGGGCCCCAACTACTGTCTTCGAAGAGATCCGAGGCATCGAATCGACCGAGGATACTCTCTATTTTTCTACGCACCTTCATTACGAAGGGGTGCAGTTCATGAGGGGGATAATATCCACCCTCAAGAAAGGGAGTAACTCGACGATTTGTCAGCCTGCAAAGTTCCTCAGACTTGAGAAACTTCTCGAGGGCTATAGACCGCCTATCAACCGAAGTCGATAGAAAGTCAGCCTTTGAGAGCAGAGTAGTCGCGCACAGATCATCCCGAAACGGAGCAGATGAATTATAATTTAACGGATCCACTTCCAGCTCAATAAGCTGGTCGTGTTCCTTATATTTATAAAGCATCCAAACCGTTAAGGAACGAGGGGTGTTCAACGACTCAAGGGTCTTCAGAATGACAGAGTCCGTGATAGACGAACCGACGCTATGGCTTCTACGTTTGTAGGAAGTCATGCATTCTCCATAATAGTGGTTACTGATTATGTTGAACTTACCTTAAGAGTAACCGAAGGTGTCGGGAGAGCGTGGTAACGATAGGCTCGTTAGAGCCCAAAGTTATCAGTGCTAACCAGACAACAACGGTTACCCAAAGCGTTATGGTGAACAAAATCAGGTGCTTCCTAACTTTCGTTAGAAAGTCCACGATTAGTACATCACATCGCCGGTCGTTAGCGCCAACCGAAACTCAGTTGACGATAACGTGCTAGTCAGAATGTCGACCAGCAAAGTTCTTTCCGTTACAGTGGCTCCCTGCGGGAAAGTGAAGTCAATGCTGGCAATTGAATCACCAACTTTGACAACCTGACCAGTAGTAGAGTCAGTGTAGGTTTTAGGAGAGAACGCGCGAAGGGTAGCCTTCGTCGTCACACGTGAGGCCGTAGGCAAACGGTAGGAGAAATCAACCTTCGAATCTTGAAGGCTGGTAGCGCCAGCGTTAACCCACTGTAGGACGTTGTTTGCGTCCTTACCACG